AGACCTTATTGGTTCTAAGACATCCTTGCAGGGTGGTCGTAACTATGAGTTGACAGCCAACGCGATCGGCATCAGGGCTCTATCTAAAGCTACTGGCCGCGTCATCTTCATCCCCTACACGAACGTCAAGGCCTTCGAGCAGATGCCGGATGAAGTTGCACCTAAAACTGCCAAGGAATCTAAGAAAGTCTAATGATCCAAGCCAGACAAGAAGTCATAGAGCAGCTGCTTACAGAGCGTCTATCTAAGACGTCTCCATTTGTATTGGAGAAGTTCCTGTTCAAGGAGCAGCTAGACTTCGTGTCAGATCCAGCTAGGTTCGCTACAGCCGTATGCTCGGTACGTGCCGGTAAGTCTATAGCCTGCGCTGCCGACCTCATGCATACTGCTATAACATTTCCTGGCACAACTGGACTCTACATCACATTAGCTAGATCCTCAGGTAAGCGTATAGTATGGCCAGAGCTTAAAGCTATCAACTCAACTTATGGCCTTAATGCATTTCCTAATGAGTCTGAGCTGTCCATGAAGTTCCCTAACGGGTCCATGATCTACTGCTTCGGTGCAGGTGATGCGACAGAGATAGAGAAGATCAGAGGTCTGAGCAATGTGGCTCTCGTCTACCTAGATGAATCCCAGGCGTTTAAGAGCCATATCAGGGAACTAGTCGAGGACATCATCACAAAGCGTCTATATGATACAGACGGTCGCTGTCGCATGATCGGCACTCCAGGTCCAGTTCCAGCTGGATACTTCTACGAGTGTTCCCATAGTCCTAAGTGGTCTCACCATGCATGGACCTTACATAAGAATCCTTGGATCGAGCGCAAATCAGGCAAGACCGTAGAGCAGCTCATCCAGCAGGACTGCGACCGTAAGGGCGTGGACGTCAACGACCCGTCGATACAGCGAGAATGCTTCGGCAAGTGGGTATTAGACTCTAACTCCTTGGTGTTTAAGTACGATGCTAAGCGTAATCACTTTGATGTACTTCCTGAGCTCACCGATTACGTAATAGCAGTGGATATAGGACTCAGAGATGCTGACGCCGTCGCAGTGATCGGTTGGCACAAGAACTTCACTACATGTTATTTAGTTGAAGAGTTTGTTCAGAGTGGCCAAGACATCACTATGTTAGCTGGTCAACTTGAACGCCTTGTCAAGAGATATAACCCACTCAAGCTCATCATGGATGCTGGAGGTTTAGGTGCTAAGATCGCAGAAGAGCTCCGCAAGCGCTTTACACTTCCTATTGTGGCCGCTGAGAAAACTAGGAAGAACGAGTTCATTGCACTCACCAACGACGCCTTACGTAATGGTAAGTTCATGGCGAGAGCGACGTCTCACTTCGCACAGGACTGCATGATCATCGAATGGGACTTAGATAAGTCAACTTCAGATCGCTTAGTGATGAAGCAAGATCCTCACTCAGACATATGCGATGCTGTTCTATACGGCTTCAGGGAATGTCTGCACTGGCTTCCAGAACCCGCTAAAGTGAACATCAATCCTCGCAGCAGAGAGCAGTGGATCAAGCATACAGAGAAGCTTATGGAAGAGTCTTTGCAGCGCCAGATCGACCATCAAGCTGCCCAAGAACACGAGAATGACATATTTGCTATACAAGACCTAGATCTTGAGGATAATCCTTTGAGACACTATTTGAACAAAAGGAATAGGTAATGAGCGCAGATGATCAGCAACGCTTAGCAGATTTGTTAGAATCAATAGATTCTGGCAACTATAAAGTCAATGCCATGATTGAGCATATGAGGAAAGCTATGGTCATATTGATCAAACAGACATTAGAGAACGCAAAGGAAGCCGACAGATATGAAGAAATTTAAAAATGTAAATGCTAGAGCTTGGAATGAGTTAAACTCAGACGAGCAATGCCTCCTTGGACCTAAGGAAACATATGAACGCGAGATTGCCGAGATATTTGAGTTAATTCGTATACATAATGAAAAAGTAGAAGCTGAACGTAATACTTTAATGGATAAAGTTAAGAGTATGCCACATTTTTGTTTAGACGATCTACGTTTAACTACCGAGGCACATAATGAAGAGTAAAGTAAAACCTGCTTCCAGTAAAGCTTTAAAGATCTGGGAACAAACGATCAGACGTATGAGTCTTGAAACTCTGATGGGAATGCTGGAAGAAGCAACCTTGCCAGACTTTCCTACAGGACGTGAAGCTGAAATACAACTTCTTAATAAAGAGTTAAATCGGAGACAGGAACCAAATGATAACTAATATAAGACTGCTATTGCAACTATTTAAATGTGCTATTGAATTAGCAATTCTTAGAGTCGATAATTTTCTACTGAGAATTGAAAACAATTGGTTGAGACTTCAAATATGGTTTAGAACCGGGAAGTGGCCTGATGAAGAGTAAAGAAGAACTTTTTAAGATCTTAAACGACGCCAACGAGATGGGCGTGCTCAAGGTTGAGGTAGACGGAGTCACCTACACTCTTCCTGGACTGAAGACCAAGTACCAACCTCCTGTTCCTGAAGATCTTAAAGCACAAGATATAGTTAATCCTATGTCCATACTGGACGAGATGTCGGAAGACGAAATTAAATATTGGAGTTCACCATATTACGATGTTCTAATAGCCGATAAAGAAAGACAACAGCAAATGTCGGCTGAAGAGAAATTAAATGAATAGTGAAAAATATAGATCACAGGCAAGCCGCGATCAAAGAAAAGTTTACGATAAACAACGATACAAACATAGTCAATCTAATCGCGATAGACTAAGAAATAATCAGTTGAAATATGACTATGGCATAACATTAGAGCAATATAATCAAATGGTTATTGATCAGAACAATCAATGTAAGATCTGTAATAAAGTAGAGAATTCTAAAGACTACAGAGGAAAGACCCGTCAACTCGCTGTTGATCATTGTCATACAACTAATAAAGTAAGAGGATTGCTATGTGGCGCTTGTAATAGGGCGCTAGGATTATTTAAAGACGATCCTGAATACTTATTAAAAGCATATCAATATATAAAGGAACAAAACGATGGCTAAGACGATAGATGCATCGAAGATGAGCAAGACAGTTACTGACGCAAGTGGCAAAGTTATTTCTAAGCAAGAAGGACGTGACGATGAGGCTACAGTCGCAGGTAAACTATCCTGGTGGAAGAGCGATGAGCAGTCAATGGCCCAAGATATCCAAGCTACGATTAAGTTCATACAAACGCATAGCCCAACTAGGATCGAGCAACTTACAGCAAGTACACGACTCTACGGCAACAGTAGCTCTTTTAACTTTATTGGACCTGCTTTGCAGCGATCTGCTTCAGCATCTGCCAACAGCCAGTCTAACCGCATCTCGTTTAATCTATGCGCGAGCGTTGTCGACACACTTGAGTCAAAGATCGCCAAGAACAAGGTAATTCCTACGTTCATCACCTCTGGCGGCGTATGGGGAATGCAGAAGAAAGCTGAGCAGCTCTCTAAGTTCACTGAGGGTATGTTCTATGACCAAGATGTTCACTCCAAAGGAGTAAGTGCGTTCCGCGACGCCGCAGTATGGGGAACAGGGATGCTCCACATCTTCGAGGAAGACGATCAGATCAAGGTCGAGCGTGCATTGCCTCATGAGTTCTTTGTTGACCAAGTAGAAGCACTATCTAACCCTAATCCTCGCCAGCTTCACCGCGTACGCATCGCTGACCGCGACATGATGAGAGCATTTGCTGAGTCGATCGAAGATAAGAAGCAGCGTGAGAAAGCAGTCGAAGCTATCGATAAAGCTCAAGTATCTGCTTTTGTTGATCTTGCAGGTGCGGGAACAGCCGCTGACCTCATCACCGTAACTGAATCCTGGCATCTACGCAGCTCAGAGGAATCCGATGACGGCTTGCACGCCATCTGCGTGGACGATGTTGTCATATATAAAGAGGAATGGGAGAAAGATTACTTCCCGTTCGCCTTCATTCACTACTCTAAAGGTCTTCTAGGTTTCTGGGGTCAAGGAGCATGCGAGCGTCTGCAGAACCTTCAGCAGGAGATCAACCGCTTGATGATCCTTATCCAGCGCTCTATGTGGATGGGTGGAAGCTTCAAGGTCTTAGTTGAGAACGGCAGCCGTGTTGTCAGTCAGCATCTGAACAACGATGTCGGCGCTATCATCAACTACACCGGTGTAAAGCCAGAGTACGTAACTCCACCGATGATCCAGGCCGACATTTATCCCTACGTGGATGCTCTCATCGCCAAGGGATTCCAACAAGAGGGTGTATCTCAACTTGCTGCTAACTCCTTAAAGCCTAACGGAGTTAACTCAGGTGCAGCTCTCAGGACCTTCGACAAGATCGGCGACGACCGCTTCCTGTTCATAGGCCAGGAGATGGAGCTGTTCTTCCTTGAAGTTGCCAGACAGATGATCAACGTAGCAAAGGACATATATGGCCGCAAGAAGTCATTTAAGGTCGTGTTTCCAACAACTAAGTTCATTGAGACGATCGATTGGAAAGACATTAAACTCAAAGAAGACGAGTATGTCCTTAAGGCGTTCCCGACTTCCAGTCTCCCCGACGACCCTGCCGGCAAGCTCCAGACCGTGCAGGAGTACGCTCAGGCCGGTCTCATCACGCCTCGTGCGGCACGTCGGCTGATGTCGATGCCAGACGTCGAGATGTCCGACAAGCTCGCCAACGCAGCTGAGGATCTGCTTCATAAGGTCTACGAGGACATGCTCGACAATGACGTGTACCGTCCGCCTGAGCCGCAGTGGGATCTCGCTCTAGCCAACACTCTATATCTAAGTTATTATAACTATGCCGAACTCAACAACGCTCCTGAGAGCAAGATGGAGCTGCTGCGCAAGTTCAAGGCACAGATAGACGATCTGACAGGTATCGCTGCTCAGGCAGTCGCTGGTCAGCAGGCTCTTCAGCAGCAGCAGGCTCAAGCTCAGCCGATGGCCAATCCCGCTCCGACCCCTACATCAGACTTAGTTCCTAATGTTAATACTCCAGGAGTTCAATAAATGAGTAAAGATAGCGCTTTAAGCATGCTGCAAGCAACTGTCCCAGGAAATGGCACTCCTGCTACACCTGTAGTCACATCGACTCAGGGCGGAAGTCCAGGTCTGCAACCTGCAGAGGGTGCTGGTGCACCTAAGCAAGAACCTTTAGAGAGTACTCGCTTTGCTCACTTAGCTAAGAAAGAGACTGAGCTTCAGCGTCAGCGTGAAGCCTTCAAGAAGGAGCAGGAGACGTTCGCGGCCGAGCGCCAAAGGATCCTCCAGTACGAGACCAAGTTCAAGGAGATAGAAGAACTCAAGGGCAAAGACCTGATGCAGGCTATGAGAGTTGCAGGCATCACGGAGCAGGACTTCTACAACTACCTAGCATCTCAGGAAGACACGTCGACTCCTGAAGAGAGAGCAGCTAAAGCTGCTGAAGCTAAGATCAAGGAGTGGGAGAC